AGGTAAAAAGCGTAGATGACTGAGAATCATTTGAATACTCTTTATCATGCTTTACGCACTGAGTAACAAATTTGTTTACAGTATAGGGATGCATAGGATCGTAGTGAAAATGCTCTTCTGATTCAGAGGGAATTCCCTTAGTTAGATCGTGCAGCAAACATGCTGCCAAGACTATATCTCTTTCTTCTTCTGACAAAGAGTATGATTCCGACATGGCCTCGGCAATTCTTACAACTCTTTTTGTGTGTAGGACATTGCCGCCAAATCCATGCTCGTCCGGCGGGTGATATTTTCCAGAAAAACTAGAGGGTATACTCCAGAATATATCAGCCTTTAATAAAATTGATCTAACAAATGATTTAATTGATTCATCTGTTATTAGATTTATTTCCTGCAGAAGGGGACCAAGAATCTCGTCTTCATGCTGCTGAGATGCTGCAGTCTCATCTTCTAAAATATCATCTAAAATACTTTTCTTATTCATTTCCAACCAACCCACTTTAAACAAGGTGTATCAAAAGGACACTTTTTACAATATGAGGTTAAACCTCTTCTGGGTACAAATATTTCTTTCTCAACTATTGTATCACACCAATATTCAAGAGAATCTATATCTTCTTCAGTTATTTGATATTCTATAAAATTCATATTATTAGATAAAAGATCAACATATCCAAACTTTGTTTGATGTAGTCTGGCGGGATGTTTTTCTTTATACCCCAAATACGCCGTAGCAAAATCTATTTGATAGATATATCTATGGCTTGTTTTGTAATTAAATAGGAACTTAACTACAAAAATATTATCATTATCTTTATATATTAAATCAAATTTATCTTCTATCTTAATCGATTTATTGATAAAAGCCAAATATGTATCTGATATTGAAATTGGTATGTGCTTAAGCTCACTATATCTATCGTAATAATTTAGCAGTATAGCTGCTGCTCGTGTAGTTAGGCTTGAAACATTTCCGTAAGCGCTTTCATGTTGCTCTGTCATTATGTCATAGTGATCAGTATTTTTTGGAAACCACAACTTTTCCCATCTATTCAATAGAGATGCATAGGATGGTGTTATTCCAGCTTGCTTCTTGAACCAGAAGTAGTATAAGATATTTTTAATTGTTGATTCAAATTTTAATGTATATATATCTCTAGAATATATTTTTTCTGGAAGACTTTGTATATGTCTAAAATCATATAATCTTTCACATATCTGAAAATCTTTTATACCATTTATAGATAGGCTTTCCATTAGTAAAATCCTTCTCCATCCAGAAGATCCTGAAGGTCTGAGGACTCCAAATATGAATCATCAGTAACTATTTCATAGTCTTCATAACTCTTTTTTTCGTCGTTATATCTAACCAGTGGTGGATCGTAAATAAACGCAGAACCTGTTATTCTATTCTTGGGTATCTGCAGTTGCATAACATGCTCATCTTCAGTTTCATCACCAGTAACTAATCGCTTTTCCGTAATGAATATAGTTACTGCACATTTTTGCTGAATTGCTAGTGAGCCACCAGTGTCAGACTGCTGAACCACTTCTCTTTTTTCTTTCATTCTATTTGCATTTTCCTGAGCGGTTATTATTAGAACGCAGTTCATATCCCTAGCTAACTTTTCTAGCTTAACCATCATCTCTTCAAATTCACCCCATCGCGGCTTGCCCTTGCCATTACCTCTTGTGAACATAGACTGTATTGTATCTATTATAACTACATCTGGGATTTTATCATTATTGCCAATTAAATCTCTTAACCAAAACTCTAGATCTTCAAAATATGGAGTTTCCGGATCATGCCTAACCATTAGGCGATCCCCCCATTTTTGCAATCTTTCAGTAAAAATTTTTATATACTCTGCTTTTTGTGCGCTATTCCAATTGTCTGCCTCTGCATAGACATTCTTACCGATAATCTGCGTCATCAGAACTCGCTCCCAGTGACCTAGAGCTTCTTCAAAGTTTACATATAGAACCCTGTATCCTGTATCTAACCAGTGATTTGCTAGGCATTTTGCAAAGGTACTCTTGCCCTTGCCAGAAGGAGCAATTACTGCATGTACGGCTCCCTTAAAAAATCCTCCCTCGTCAGTGTAGCCCATGGCTCTATTTAATGCCTTAAACTGAGTGGGGATAAAATCTGGAACTTCTAGGAGATTTTCTGCTCTAGAAATTATATCGCTCGCTGTTGTTACTTTGTCAAAAGGGTTATACTTTATTGATTTTTGTATATCTTTTATTAGTGTTGTAAGGACATCAATTCTTTCAATGTCTTCTTCTGTCTTCGCACCTTTTTTATTTATTAAAATCTGAAGTTCTTGTAAATAATTTATTTGCTTTCTTTTATTTGCTTTATATCTAACTAACTCAATTAAAGATTCCTTGCTTGCAGACTCTATATTAAGTATATAGTCCATCATAATTGAAACGCCAGCCAGCCCGCCCAATGCTTCGTAAATGTCAGTTTCTGTAGATAGCCATGATTTAAATGCTGCTGGATCAACTACCTTTAAATTTGTTGACTTATAGAATGATAAAAGTGCGCAGTAGAACTCGTGAATGCCGTTTTCCCCATGTATCTGACCGACTATTTCATCTGGAAGATTTTCTTCAAAAAAACCTAGAGCGTCGTCTTCTTTGAAGCACAGCGAGAAGATCTGGTACTCTATGGGAGCTATTTCGGAGTCTTCTATATTATCAGTCATCATCAATTTTTTTGCCCTTAATTTTTCTATACATATTTTTTTTGTATTCTGAATTTCTTTTTTTCATTTTTTGATAATACTCAGAAGACGATATGCTTTTTTTTGTTTTTATTTTTTCTTCAATTGGATTGGCCCTTATGGCTTCTAGCAATCTGGAGTAAACACTAGATTCTGTAAGTGAATCATTATATCTAAAAACAACAAGGGCAACTCCGTTATTGTTGCACCATTGCTCCTTTAGTCTATCTCGTTTCTGAGCTTCAATAAATTCATATTTTGAATCAAAGAATCTACCAGTGTAGAAAAAGTGCTGTCGACCATGATACTCTGCCGCTATCTTATAGGATGGACAGTAAACATCAAGCTTCATTTTATCCCCTATATGATACTCATTTACAATATCTTCACCGGGTAAGAGTTTTTTCATAATTAGAGTTAGTGCTGTCTGCCCCCTAGACATTTTTTTTCTAGAGTTTTTTAACCAAGATAAACCTAAGCTATTTATTTTTTTGTTTACATCAGATATAGATAGATCTAGTTCATTTGCTATATCTGATATTGGCAGGTTTGTATCTAATAGTAGGTCTGTTAAAAACTCAATATCGTCATCTTCAAATTTTCTTTTGCTATTTTTCATGATGACTACTGCTGAGAAAGAGTCTTGGATAGACTAATCACCTTACCCATGTCTATGATTGAAGCACTAAGATTATCCCATATCTTGGGCGTAAGACCAAGTCCTAATATACCACAATCCATTAGACAGTAATCTACATCATTTCCAAATTCAGAAACTTGAGCGTAAATATCATCTATTTTTTGCTGATAATTTTGAAATGGTACGGTAATTACGTGTGCGTCAAAGCCAATCTGTCTTTGTATAATTTTCTTGTCATGAAAGGATACAACAACTTTTGAGCTATTTCTAATATAATAATTTATTATTGTATCGTATACATCTTTATTATTTAAGAAATAGTATTCAAAAACATTTGAATAATAATAGTCTGACTTTTTATTAAGACCAACCTTAAAGTGCTTACCTGCTTCAATATCAGAAACTAAACTATGTGATATTGCTTTCATGAGTTTTGATTCATTCTTTTTAAGAGCTGCTAAAATATTTTTAGCGAATGAAGCGGGAAATGGATTTTCACTATTTTTACTTAGAGCAACAATAGAAGACTTTGGAACATTAATGTAACCAAATCTTTCTTTCTTTTCCATTGCCAAAGTAATTTGCTTAACTGATTCTACTGGATTAAATATTGTCATAGCTCCACCTTATATACCAAAATTTCCCCAATTAATTAATACTGGATCTTTATCTATAATAGAATTTATATGATTTAGAGCGTGAAATTCTCCACCATCAAGATTCGAATAACGCTCATACTTCAATAGCTTATCACTATCTTCTATGTAGCCTAAATGTTGCATTACCAATTTGGAATCTAGCCAATAATTTTTTTTGGCAATTAGGTCCCTAACATATGTTGGCTCAGAGCCGCATGCTAGTTTTCTATTCAAAAAACCACCATTATCTATAAATCTAAAAATTCTAGAACTATTATTTGGTGCCCACAATTTATCTACTCTATACTGAGTATTATTCCACATATGATAAAATCTTACATTAACTACATCATATGGAGATTTCGCCAATACTGAAGCAATATCTTCACCTTCTGTGTGAAAAAGTTTCTCATCGCAATCTATTGCTATAACCCAATCACCTAGTTTGGCAAATTTCTCTAAGTTTCCCCAGGCAAATGCTCTCAGCTGACCTTCGTGATGAGTAAATAAGGGCTGTGGAGTTTTAAATACTTCCGCATACTTAGCTGCTATTTCTGCAGTATTATCTTCTGAGCAATC